CTATACAATTAGTCGAACAACATGTTTATATGAATAAACAATTATTTTACGTTTGGTATGATAATCATTACGTTTATGATTTTAAAAAAATATCAGAAACTAGAGTATTACACTTATTATCAAAAACCAAAAAACGATTACGATCTTATTTTAAAATTGAATGTGATGATATAATTTTACACGATTACTCAAAATCTAAATTAAAACGTAAACTTATTAAACGATTACGTAAGATTAATAGCAATATAAAACTTAAAAAAATATAATATTACTATATCGGATTGATAATTTAGTATAGATAAATACTTGTTAACTAATTAATTTTATTAATATTGAGTTTGAATATGACTACACTAATCAATAGAACGACCCCCAATTATTCAATACCAGTACCCAGTATTTCAAATCGCATAGTTGACGATATTCCTCGATTAATTAATGCATTATATACTATTGATGGGTTATTATTTGCAAAACAAGATAAAAATTCTAGTACTAGTACATCAAATATATTAGATAGTAATGGTATATTACGCCTATCTAAATTACCGGCATTTCAAGGTGATGTTACTTCGACTGCCGGAACTTCGACTTTAATATTATCGAATACTGGCGTCGTACCGGGAGCTTATAATAAAGTAACCGTCGATGCTAAAGGTCGCGTTACTGCCGGCTCAAATGAAGCAGTTCCATTAAAAACAATTAATGGTACCTCTTTATATGGAGAAGGAAATATTTTAGTTTCTGGTGGGGGTGGTGGTAGTGCGGGCGGTAATCTCGACGGAGGTGGCCCATTTTCAAATTATGGTGGATTATCAGCAGTTGATGGAGGCAGTATTTAATGGCAAGTATTATACAATTACGCAGAGGTACCGCACTAGAATGGGCTACGGCTAATCCAGTATTAGCTGAAGGTGAATTATGTGTAGAGTTAGATACCAGTAAATGTAAAGTAGGAAATGGCGTTCAACATTGGAATGACTTATCTTATTCTATTGGTGCGAATGGTGCGAATGGCCAAAATGGCCAAAATGGGGCTGCGGGTAGAGATGGTGTTGATGGTGTTGATGGTATTGATGGTATGCCTGGTCCTATGGGTCCTATGGGCGGTACAGTAAGTGCATCCAGTAGACTAAATATAATCGGATCTATAAAACCATTAGTTAGTACTAGTCGTTGGTATCCAATGAAAACAGTATCTATCATTGGTTTATCAGCTAATGTCGGTAAGCCGTCTACTACCAAAATTGAATTAGTTGTTCGTCGAAATGGTGCGTTATTGCAAACTATGGTTATTTTACCAAATCAATATAAATCACAAAACTATTCAAATTTAACTTATGCATTAGGTATTAATGATTATCTAACATTAGATATTGTTTCGGCTGATGGCGTTGCTTCGAATTTAAATTTAGTTATTGAATATTTTCCGCATGATAATATTACATTAACTGCATCTAGACTAAATTTTATCGGCCCAATTACTCCTATAATTGGTTCTTCTAGATGGTATCCGAGTCGAGTAATTACATTAAGACAAGTTCATTTAACCGTAGGTTCAAAATCGATTTCATCAATATTTGTTGATATTTTATTAAATGGTGTTGTTATCTTGAGTTTAAATATAGATGACAATCAATATCGATCAATCACATTAACAGATTTAAATACAGTAATTAACGAATCGGATTATATTACTGCGAATATCACTGCGGCTGTTGATGGTAGGAATTTATCGGTAGTTTTAGAATATACTTAAAAGCTACTATATTATTAAATTAATTATTATCTAATGTAAATGTTTATAGCGATGATAATAAGCCTAATAAAATTTTATCGGGCAATATTGATTATAGATAAATACTAAACTCAATATACAGTAAAAAGTATAAAATAATTTAATCATTGGAGTTTATAAATGGCTTTAATAATTTCCGCGCCCGGCGCAGATACAGTACAGATTACCACGACTAATTCCGGTGGTGTCTATAGTACATTTACGGAGCTAGCTCAAGCGGTTGCTGATGCAGTTACTGGTGTAGCTCCAGTAGCTACTACTGGATGGACAGTATATGATACGTTTACCAGTGGCATTATCTACACTCAAGTTTTTCGCGCCTTAAATAAAGACGGAACTACTTATAAAAATGCTATTTTCCGTTGGAATACTATCAGTTGCGAACTTAATATAAGTACGTGCGAACTTTGGGATATTATAAATCATATCCCACAAAATGAAGCATGGACTTACTATGATAGTTCACCAATTCCTTATCGTCTAGATGCAACTGATTTATTATTATTCATCAATCCTCGTTGGTTAGCTGCTCATTCTTATATGGCGAATGAACCAACTTGTTGGGCCGGCGTTTTTGAAATGGAACGCGAAGATGTTGCTGATACTGGTGGATTTCCATGTTGGGGGTGGATTTCGTCTAGTTTATGGATGTTAGGTGCTACATCATTAGGTGCAGTTCCGATCCAAGGTGGTGGTAATACGTTAATATCAATTCCTCGCACAAGAGCTGGCGCAACTGGTTTTGCAGCATCTAGAACTATTGCTTGCGATTATGGGGTTGCACAATACCCAAATGTTTTATCTACCACCGCCGCAGCATTTATCTATTATATCGGAAACCAAGTTAATAAATACGTTTCTAATAGCTGGGATACTTCTAAACGTTTAGTGATGCCATTAAAACCATCATTTGAATTTACTAGTTCTTATGTTTCGAATTATGGTCAAATATACGGACTTAAAGTAATTAGTCCGGCCGGCAATAATATGAATAAAATTCAAGTAAATGTGAATAGTGATGGTAATTACTCACCGTCGGGAACATTAACTGATCATTGGATTTTAAATAATCATTATAAACCTTGCCAAAATCAAACATCGGCTTGGTTTACTAATACTAATTTAGTAATGAGTGCATACCCAGTTGGTTTTAGACCTCAATATTTTACATCTACTGGTTCTAGTTATTATATAACCGCAGGTGATCAAGGTAATAATCTTACGAAAGTAAATATTTTAACTGGCGTGTATGTTAATATAAAAACAGATAGACAATATTATGATGTTAAATATGATGGTGAACGTTATGTTTATGCTTCATCATCTGCTGGATTAACTCGTATTGATACTAGAGATGATACGACTACTGATTTATCAGTCGGGGCTGGTGGTATTTACGCATTCGATATTAATGCTACTCATTTAGTTTGCGCTCAGTATACATCTTCAGCTACACCTATTATTTGGAGAGTTTTAAGAACTACTTTTGCGGTTGATTCATCTAATGGTAGTATTACTTTAGCGACATTTAACGAATCGGTTCGTATCTCATGTATTACTATGGATATGGCGGGTAATGCGCATTTAGTCGCTCCTGTTGCTACTGCCGCGAACTTTAAAGTTTGTAAAATTCTCGCCGCTACGCCAGCATCACCAATATATCAATTAAATAATTTTTCAGTATCGACTAATGCTGGTATTATGATGATTAATGAATATACTATGTTGGTAATTACTCATCTTACTAGTGGGGCGACGTATATGTATACCTATCACCCATTAACTCTAGCGTTAGTTAGTACTAACTTAACAGTTGGAACTAACCCTGCCATGACGGTGAATTTTTATAAACCGTCGATGATTAAGATTTCGGGTACTATTATGTCTATGGGTAGATCGAATACTACGACGGCATATGGATATATGACGAATTTAGGAACCAATTCGGCGACAACTACTTGGACTCCTATTACTCCAATTCAAACTGGTGATATGTATAGTACCACTGGTAATATTAGTGGCGTTTCTTCTATGGCGGCTATGTATTGGGATGGGGCGCGTATGGTTGGTATATATGATTCTGGTTTACGTGTATTTTCCGGTATTAATGGTAATAACGTCCAATCTTCAGTAACTGTTGGTCAGACCTTATTGCCGATATGATAGCTAATATGAACACTAGAGTATCGCTGGTAATTAGTGGGTTTGTTTTACCGAGAATTGGTAAAACGGATCAAACAATTTCCAGATTAACTAAAATCACTAGCGTTCTATTACCGAAATTTTCTAGCACCAAGAGTGTCGGTAAACCGACACTCTTGGTGACGACCGGTTTTAAAGTACCTATGGTCGGTAAATCAAGAAAAGTAGAGTCTAGTTTAAGTGGTATCATGTTATGGAATCCGAAAGGTACTAACGGTATTAAATCTATGCCGCTGGTCGGGGTTCCTCGAGCAACAATATCCGAAAAAACTATAACTACTGGCTTTTTATTACCAAAAACGTCTGGTATTCAAGTAATTAAATGGCTTGATGCAGCTAGACCAAACGTACAAATAGAACAAATAATTCAATTTTGGAGTTAAATAATGAGATATATTGATGCAATTGAATTGCTCCCGAGTGCAAGTTACATCTATGCTGATGTTACGTCGACTGAGTTAGCTAAGATAAAAATAGCGCACTATACGTCAGAACTCGAAGGTAAAACTATCGTAGGAACAAGCGAACCTATTGATAAATTATCTAGTAAATTATTGATCCCTGGATCAATAACATTCTAATAGATTTAAATAGAGATAACCCGGGTTTTAACTCGGGTTATTTTTTGCCATATATAAAATAACATTTAATAAGTGATATTTCATATATGTAAATTATATAGGTTTATATGAGTAATCGATACTTCGGTGGGATAATATCCGCTACTAAAATAACGACATCTGGGACTACATATACTGGCTCAGCTAGTGGTATATGGAATTTAGTTCAGCAAGCTCGACAAAAACAGTTAAATGCTTGGCCTAAAGGTAAAGGTATATCAGAACCATTGGATCCGCCCGTAAGTTCAGTAACGGCGGGAAATGAGGTGGCTACTATTGCATTTACTGCACCTCAGGATAATGGTGGAGATGCAGTAATTGGTTATATCGCTACTGCGAATCCGGGTAATATAACGTCGACTGCTGCTACATCTCCAATTACTATATACGGATTAACTAACGATCAAATCTATTATATAAGTGTTGCTGCTACTAATTCTTTCGGTAGTACTTTAAAATCGACTCCATATCCAATTACACCAACTAATACATTAGGAACTACGATTCCGAGTAAACCAACTAATGTATCAGCGAGTGTTGGTGGTGGTTATGCACTAATAACATTTACTACTCCTTCTAGTATTGGTAGTTCTGCTATTAGTAGCTATCGGGTAATATCGTCACCAGATGGATTAGTTAATACTGGTACTACCACTTCAATACCAATATACGGTTTAGTTCCTGGAAAATCATATACATTTAGAGTTATTGCTATCAATACCCAAGGTTCTAGTGCGCCTAGTTTACCAAGTAATAGTGTAATTCCAACTTTACCGGGTAAGCCATCAAGTCCGACTATAACATCTGCGGTTTTTGGTAATACTCAAGCTACGATTTACTTCAATCCGTCAGCCGATTTAGGTGGATCTGCTTGCACATACACAATTACTTCATCACCTAGTGGAAAAACTGCAAGTGGGTTATCATCACCTATTATAGTTACTGGATTAATAAATGGGGTGACCTATACTTTTACTATGACTGCTGCTAATTCTATTGGTATAAGTGATAAAAGTAATGTTAGTAGCTTTGTTGTTCCAGCAACTATACCTAGTACACCGGTTATTACGTCTGTGACTGCGGGCGATTCTCAGATTAACGTATTCTTTAGAATCCCGATAAATGGCGGTAGTATTATTTCTAATTATCGGGTAACTAGTTCCGGTGGTCAAATAGCTAATGGTACGACCTCACCAATTACAGTAACCGGATTAACCAATAATACATCATATACGTTTACTATGCTTGCGACTAATGCGATTGGTAATAGTCTTGTTAGTAATACTAGTTTAAGTATCAAACCGGTCGGTGCTCCGCCTGTTCCGCCAATAGCTTATGCAACATCAATTAATAGTTCAACTACCCAATCATTTGTTTTAAATTGGGATACAAATTCTGGTTATACATATACGGTTTGGAGTACTGGCGGTCAAGTTTCTGGCGTAACCACATCCGGATCTACTATATTATATCAATACGGAACAACGATATTAGAGCCGGATAGTTCATATACCTTTTATGTAAGAGCAACTAATGCTTACGGTTCAGTTTATTCTAATTCAGTAAGTGTTACTATTCCAAAAGCGGCTGTCGCATTAAATATTACTGGGACGTCGGTTCCATTAGTAATAAATAGTACTTGGGCTGCAAATCAAGGTTGGTCATTAGCAAATCAAGCTAAACCAGCAGAAGTCACCATTAATATAACGGGTACTTGTACATCACAGTATTATAATACTTCATCAACCTATAACACAAATTCAAATTATTCCACGTATACATTAATGATTCAGTTAACTGGATTACATGCCAGTTCGACTATTACGATTAATGTAAATAGTGAGATCCGCGGTATTTACGCTGATTATGCATATTATTATGATTCTGGTTGGTGGAGAAGAAGTGGTTATGATGGTGGTCCGGCATTATATATTGCATGCAATAAAAATGTTACTTTATATAACTATAGTACTATTGGTGGAGCTGGGGGTGGTGGTGGTGTTGGTGGGGCTGGATTAAATGCACCTGAGCCTGGTGATGGTGGAGCTGGTGGTAGAGGCGGGAATGCTTTAATAATTCAACCTGGCTATACGACTACTATTTACAATTACGGTAATTTAGTTGGTGGTGGCGGCGGAGGGGGTGGTGGTTCTGGTGGTTCTGGAGCTGGTATTCCTCGAGGTGGCACAACTTCAAATAATTATAGTGGGGGTGCTGGTGGTCAAGGTTCTGGTGGTGCTGCCGGTGGTTCTGGTGGGGGCTGGGGTGGTTATGGAACTCAGGGTTCTCAGGGATATTATGCTACCGGTGGTGCGGGTGGGGCTCCTGGGTCATATATAGTAAATGGTAGTTACGCATCCTGGGCTGTTACCGGTAATAGATATGGTAATGCCGGATAATACATTTACCAAATAAATTTAAATACTATAAATAAAAGGTGAGTGATTATTTCATTCACTTTTTTAATACCCCTAACATAAGGATAAAATTTATGGCATGGGAAACAACCGATTCTACCCCGAAGGTAGAAGTGATAGAGGATACGAAAATGGTAGATACAGTTATAGCACAGCCATCGCAAGATGGTATGTTCGGTGGCGGCACACTTGGTGCTGTTTTATTAGGTTCTTTACTTCCCCGTTTAGTTGGTAATGGTACCGACGCTGCAGCTTTAGCTGCTTCACAAAACAATCAAGGTACGACTCAAATCTTACAAGCATTGAATCAATCAATGTCTTCTAATGGTTTAGTTAACACAATTCAAGATATTAACAGAATTGGTCATGATGTTGCTACAAGTGCTGGTGATACTCAAGCTGCTATTGCTGCTGGTAATTTAAATACTACTGTCGCTATGTTGCAAGGTCAAAATACCTTATCTAGTACTGTTGCTGCAGCTGCAGCTGACGTTACGGCTAATGTAAATAATTCACGCAATGGAGTTATTGACGCAGTTAATCAATCGATTAATATGCTTGATTCTGATTTGCATGGTTTAGCTAATAATGTAACTGCTGGTTTTGGTGCGATCACGGATAATATGAATCGCAATAATTTAGCTAATTTAGCAGCGTCTCATGCGAATGAAGTAGCTACATTAACTTCTGCTTATGCATTACAAACAGCTATTACCAATGACGGTTCAAAAACTCGTGATTTGATTAATGCATATAATACAGCTGATTTAAATCGTCAGATCGTTGTTGCTGAAAATCGTGTTGCTGAGTTATTGGGTGATAATCGTCATGCTAGAAGTACAAGTGATATTATTATCAACAATAACAGTAATGCGACGGCTATTTCTAATGCAATGCAGTTACAAGCTCAACAACAACAATTTACTACATTAGCTGGCGGTTTATCTACTGCTTTAGCTCAATTGTCAAATTTAACGAATATTACACTGACAAACACCAATACTGGGACAAATACTCAGCGCAGTGTTCAAGTGTAATTGATTTAATTGAGCCTAAGAAAAAACCATATGGTTTAGTCTTACTACGGAAGGAGTGAATTTACTTCACTCCTTTTAAAAACCATAAATAGATGCAGAGAATGAGAGAATATTATGTATACGAGTGCCGTAACCCAGTTAGATGATTTGCAAACCAAAATTAATGTTTTAAAACAGCAGCAATTAGGCGGTTATAATTTTCAGCCTAACAACCCTCTTATTAATAATATTACTCCTGACCAAATTCAACTTATGGTTCAGCAAGAAATTGCAAAATATATACCTCAGGCGAAATTACCTGAGCCGGAAATTCCTTTAACTGAACATCAGAAGATGATAAAGGAAATCAATGATTTAGCGGCTTCTGTTCTATCAGCAGAAGACCTAAATTGGTTAAGTGATTCTACTGTTTTAAAAGGGATCCCACTTTTCCTCAAATCAGCTAGAGGTAAAGAAGCTTTTTCTTTATTACTATCTGAATATCGCTCTTATGTCGAGGGCAAATAAATTAATCTTGGAGAGGACGTTATGAAAAGTGCGACAAATATTAACCAAACTATCGCATACACGACTATCACTAGCTTGGAAGTTCCAACAATGAAAGTCGCGATTGATAGTGATGGTAATAGATTTGATGTACCTGGAGATGCAATGGTAGGCGACGTATTAGTTTTCCCGACGGATACGACGACTCCGATTTGTATGCCCCTTGATTTATTTCAAGTTGGTCGTACATTGTCATAGTAGTTTTAGTGGGGATGGATTTAATAATCCATCCCTTTTTATTTATAGTAATCAAGTATTTATATTATTCCAAGAAAACCATAAATATTCATATTTAAATATGGAGATTTTATTGCATGGCTATTCGAAATCCTACCCAATTATCCATTGATTTTAATGCAGATATCAAAACTGAATTAGCTAATGGTCGAGTTACTGCAAATCGCATCATTACCAATAATATCACAGTACCATTTAATAGTTATGGTGTAGGATCAGTTGATATCGATGCATCAATGGAACCGATGCAATTAGGTATTGCAACAACTGGCGTATTTACTAGCGAGGATCCAGTTGAATTTTTAATTAATAATGAATCATCAGTTATTACTAAATTATTTGCATATGATGGGCCCGAAGTTCTTATTAGTGTTTTAACTACTTCGGAAGCTTCAATTACTGTTGAATACGCATTAGGCGTTTCAACCTTAGCTGAGTAAGATATAATTATGAGCGCGTATTCCCCGTATAATGACACCCCAGCATCAGTTAATGATGACGGCAATAGAATTTCTATTTCATTCGAAAGAACCTCCGATACTACTGCTAATGTAATTTGGGGGATACCTGCGAATATTGATAATCCATACTTACCACCTGATTTTTATAATGGTATCTTATTATTATTAGATACTAAACCAATTGAAGTTAAACCAGTTAATGGAACGTATTATCAATTTGATACTACACTCGACGTAAATAAATTTATGGGTGATGGTATCGGCGATACTTTAGTTATCGGTGCATTTTATAATGATAAAACGACATCTAGTATCCAATTAACTGATTTATTACCTAATACGAATTATTATATTGCTGGTTTTGCTATTGATAATATTGCGTATTATCATGACGGTATTTTTAGCTATTCAATTCCAATGCAGTTAAATAAAAAATCTGCAGATACTAAAGGTCGTCATACCATTGAATTAAATGCTTTAATTACTGATACTATCGATATCGATAATGATTTATTCATTACTATTGATGATAAAGATTATACATTTAATATTCAAGCAACTAATTACCAAGAGTTAGTAGATCAAATTAACTTAAACATAATCCAAATCGATAATGTTTATCTTGGCGATACTCAGAAAAATACGAATGCGTTTAGAATAACTAATAATAAATTGTTTAAATTTGATGGTTATAATGAAATTGAACAAGAATGTTTTTTTGGACCTCAATCTGCTAATATTTTAAACGTCGGTGATTATTGGCTTTCCGATGAATTATATAAATGGGATGAGGCTTGGGAAATACAAGATTCTTTCAAATATATAAAACCAATTAATGAATTATCTTGTTCTGATCATTGGTTAGCACCTACTAAAACATATACGTTAAATAATAAAGTTTGGAAAGCTCATAAAACTTATTATTCATTTGATGATCCAGCTTTAACTAAACAATTTAAATGCAATGAAATTTGGTTTAATAATAAAACCTTTTCAAAATATAATACCGGATGTAAAAATAATTGGTCTCCAATTACTGTTTTTACAAGTGATGTAGATCCATTAACTTTTTCAGATGGTTATTATTGGTATAATGGTTCTAATGTTTATCAATTAATTAATAAACAATGGGTATTAACTGATATTGATATGTCGGCGACTAGACCGACACCAGTTCCTGATCTTAATTGGTATGATAAAGTAACTAATACCGTTTATACATATAATGTTATGAGTTTATCTTGGATTGCATTAGGAATTGATATTATTAATGTATCATATGATGTAACTAATCCGGATGAGTGGTATTGGTTTGATACTACTGATTTATATGCTTGGGATATTTTAAATTTATTATGGGTGAACATTCCTTATATTACTAATGCAACCGACCCTACATTATCTCCGATCAAAACTAATGATTTTTGGTTTGATAATACGCTACATAAATGGGACGGTTCTCAATGGGTTGATGTTGATTACTTTCAACAAAATACTGAACCGAAATTAGCAATAAATGATTTTTGGTATGATACGATAAATAAATTGTATCGTCAGTTTGATGGTATATCATGGACTATTGTACAAGGATGTTCCCTTTTAACTGATCCGTCTATCGTCCAGACCGGTCAATTATGGTACAATACATCGAGTAATACATTATATACCTGGAACGGTATTAACTGGCAAACTTTGATGTATAGTACTTCTTCGCTTAAACCAAAAACAAACGATTTATGGTTTAATACCTCAAATAATAAATTATTTAAATTTAATCGAATTTGGGTTGAAACACAACCTAGAGCACTCTGTGAATTTATTAACGGCAATATAACTATAACTAGCAATACACTAGGTAGTAAATCTAGAATTGTTATGCCAGAACTACATAATAACGACTATAACTTATTCTATTATACATCACCTCGCGGTAAATATTTACCGTTCGTTATCGGGACGGATAGTATTCAATCTGAACCAACCTATAAACAATTAGGGGTTGGTACTGATGGTTCATTAGATGAACGTAGAAATTTAATAGAACGCATTTTAATGTTATTGGGATATCCGGCAATTCAAGTCGAATTAGACAAAGCTCAATTGGAATTATGTGTTGATTTAGCATTGGGCATGTTTAGAAAATTATCTAGTAGTGCGTACGATCGTTCGATATTCTTTTTAGATTTAGTTCCCAATCAACAATCTTATCTATTAACTGATAAAAATATTGGATTAAATAGAATTGTAAGTATTCAAGCAGTTTATCGTAGAAATAGTGCTTATGTTAGTTCAGCTCAAGGAAATGGCATTTACGCACAACAATTAATGCAATGGTTATATAATCCATCTATGGGGATGGATTTAGTTTCTTATCATATTATTAGTGAATATACGGAATTAATGGATATATTATTTGCTACTAGAATAGTTCATCGATTTAATGAAAGAACTCGCAAATTAGATATATTTCAAAATATAGGCCTCAGTGAGCGTGTAATGTGTGATTGTTCGGTCGAAAGAACGGAGCAAGAATTAATTATGGATCGTATTTCTAGTAAATGGATATTACAATGGGCTTTAGGTGAAGCTTGTGTGATGTTAGCTAATATCAGAGGTAAATATGGTTCAGTTCCTGGGGCGGGCGGATCAGTTAGTTTAAATTCTAGTGATTTACAAGCTAGAGCGGATGAGATGTTTGATAAATGCAGAATGGAAATCAATACTTACCTCGCTAGTGAACCAGAAAAATTTGGTATGGAAAGTACTATGGTATTGGGGTAATATATGGCTACTTATAATCCGAATAGAATCATCCCGCCAATGATTCAGCAGAATGGTTCATTTCAATTATTTAATGAACCATTATCCGATAAGTTAATGAATGAATATGTAACCGAAGGTCTTATGATCGGTGGTACTAATGTCCTCATTTATAAATTATTAGGTATACATGAACAAAAAGATTTATTACCGTTAGATGGAACTGTAATTGCTAACGGTGAATACCCTGAATTTCCGGCTAGTAATGTTTTTCAAGATGATCCTTGTGAATGGCGTTCTATTAAAAAATGCGGTAAGCGAGATCCAAATACTTATATTGGTTATGATTTTGGGCCGATAAAAATTAAAGATACAGATATTAATAAGTATGCGATTCATACTGAAGTAAAATATCATGTTACTTCAGTTTATATACAGCAAGGCGAATTACCTAAAAATCGTATAATTAAAGCTCGAGTTGAAAATTCAGAAAATGGTATTAATTGGAAAGGTATTGCTCTTTTAACTATACCAAATGATGCTGATGCTCATTGGTTAGATATTAAACAAAGTTATCCTGCTAGATTTTGGCGTATAGTTCCTATCCAATATGTGGGAACTGAAGATGATTTATGGATTATCAAAAAATTATCATTCTCCGAATATACGAAAACTCATATAAGCAATATCCAAGATGATATGGCTTTCTTAGAAAATAGAGATAGAAGTTATTCAATTGATCCTATAGTTATCAAAGCATTTTATAATCAAGTTGATGTAATGACAGAATTTAGTGCGATGGGTTTAAATTTAAATAACCAATATAATTTTAAAATGGGTTTTAATATGGTCGTTCAGCGTTTAAAACGACCTATTGTTATTGGTGATATTATTGATGTTTTATGCGAAGTTCAATATGATACAAATTTAACTCCAGTTAAAAAATATTTAGAGGTTACTGATGTAACTTGGGATAGTGGTGGTTTTACTCCTGGGTGGCAACCAACCTTATATTCTATTACAGCTCAACCAATGATCGCAAGTCAAGAAACTATGGACTTAATGGGTGATTTAAATAATGACTTCTTTGATAGTATCGGTGAGTCATTTAATACTACTGCATTAAAATCATCTAAAAAAATTAAAGCGGAAGCTAATACATTAGTTCCTGAAGTTGGTGGTAGCTTTAATGATGCTAAACAAATCGATGCTGAGACTATTCGCAAAGGTGCTAGATTCGGAGCCAATTATAGTTCATCTAATCCATACGAATATTTTCAAGAAGATGCTATGCCACCAAATGGGTTGCCTTATACTGAAGGTGATGATTATCCTAAAAATCCGAAGAATAAAGATTATCATCGATTAACTTATTCGACTTTAGAAGATCCGATTCCACCTAGATTATATAGATATTCATCAGCAAAACAAAGATGGATCTTTATGGAAGAAGATAAACGTATGAGATCTAATTCAAAAAAACCAACGATATCAAATTATGAAGATAATGGTGTCGATATTACTAAAATAGGCCGTTAAAATGAATTATTATTATAATAATCAGATTAAAAAACATATAGTCCAATTTATGGAAATCTTTAGGGGGTTTGAAGTAAAGACTGGTCGAACTAAAGATGGAACTATCAAATCTATCGATGTTCCTGTTATGTATGGTAGTATGGATAGAGTTTCTGCTGCTATTGCCTCAGGTAATACTCAAAATCAACCATTAAGATTACCCGTAGTATCAGCTTATCTTAGAGATATTACTATGGCATCAGATCGATTTAAAGGTGTCGATACTATAAAAACAATGTCGTATACTCCAGTTGGCGGTGTTTTTCCCGAAGATACTAAAACGATTAGTCAAGTTATGCCTACTCCATTTAAATTATCAATGGAGTTAAAAATATATAGTAGTAATTTGGATTCCCAATTACAAATATTAGAGCAAGTTTTAATTTTATTTAATCCCAGTTTGCAAATTCAAACTTCAGATGCATTATTCGATGGCGGCAAAATTACCACAGTTGAATTAACTAGTATTAGCAATGAAGAAAACTTCCCAGTAATGGGTGAACGCAGAACTATTATTCATACTTTAAATTTTGAATTTATAGTTTATTTGTCTGCGCCGGCTGAAATTAAAAACGATAGAATTAGAACTATTAAGTTACGAATAGCTAGTGTAAATGATACTATGGATTTTGATAATATTGTTTTAGATGATAGGTTAGATCCGAATAAAAGTGCGTTTGATTTATCGGTTTTAGATACCTTGGCATAATTGGGGTATATGCCGATTTAAATTAAATCAATATCATTACATAAATTTATTATTTAAGCCGTTTTATACGGCAAAAGAAAAGCCGTAATCATAACAATTACGGCTTTTTCTATGTAACTTTATGCGGTTACTGAATCGCCGGTTTTTACTAACGTAATTGGTACGTAGATAAACTCGATCGCTTTTGTTGGTTTTAATGCAATATGAACATATAATTCATTACGATCAATCGTGTCTGCTGTATTATTGCTAGTATCGCATAATACCGCGAAGTCATACAAACCACGTTTGATTTTAATGTCATGTAAATACGAATTAACCAATGATGTTACGTTTTTACGTGTAATATCATCATTTGGTTCCATTAAGAAGCGATATAATGCTTTTCTTACACCACGTCTAATAAACATTATCAAACGCGCAACGTTAATACGATCTAATGCCGAATTAAATCCTAAGTTAACGCGAGTTTTTTGACCCCATACCATAACACCATGTTGCAATGAATCATGTATTGGGTTAATATTACATAATGAATATAAACTATCGCGTAAACCTTCATTTAAACGAACTCGTTTAAACATAGCATCTGGCGTACCTAATAAACCTTCAACGTAACCAACCGCATTTACACCAATTGTTCCTGATACTAAGCCTCTATTTGGACCAGCTGGTGCCATCCAAACATAACTTGTATTATCACTATTAGTTAATGCAGCTAACGCGATACCAGAGGCGGCACACATTACATCATATCCATCTAAGTTTGATGCATATCCATGTGGATAATAATAAGCAATCAAACCACGATTATCTGATCTAATATTATTAGATATTGATATAATAGTTGATTGATCAATTGATTGGCCCCAACTAATAACATCACGAGGTGTCATATTCATTGGAGTATCAGCTAATACTAATGCTTCGTATTTTACTTGTTCAACTAAACTTAACATTTCGTCAGCTAATTCTGGGAAACCAGGACATAATACTAAGTTAAATTCATAACCCTCAGATGTAATATCACTACCCATCAAAGGTTCAACTTCCATATTAACACTTGAGTTATCGCGAATAACTTGAACAAATTTATTTACGACTGCTAATCGACGTGATGCATCATCACTACCAATTAAATTATCCGAACCATTATGAGCTGATAATTCTTTTGAGAAGAACCAACTTTGAGTGCGTTCGTATTGTAAACAAACAGTTTTTACTAAATTTCCGAATTGTTCAACAGATATACCATTTACTTTACGGTTATTTAATACCATACTAACATCGCCAGTAAATGTAGCTCCAGTTAATAAAGCAACAGTACCAGATGATGTTTTAGATAAAATAGTTAAAACAGTGCTTCTACCAACATTAGATGCAGTACCCGTATAGATTCCGTCAACTAATGAACCACCGGCATCAACAGTAAATCCATCTGATGCTAAAATATTAACTGATGGTCTGAAATCAATATCAACTAAACCATTAATCACGATTGGTCTAATAGTAATCGATTTTGAAGCCGAAGCCGAAGATGATGGTAATTCGTTTACTGTGTGATTGTTTGGATAATTTTGAACTACAAATTGAGGAATCGAACCAGTTAATCTACCAACAGTATCAACGTAAAGTTCAATATCAACATTCGCTGGAACTTTATTAGTGATATTAATAATATCTAAATCTAATAATTTCGCTGCGTCTGATACTGCATCTGCACGAATAGCATTAATTTGTGTTGGTGTTAATGATGTAGTGGTTGAATTACCTATATTTAAAGTGTAACTACCATAAGAAGCAGTTAAATTACATTCACCAGTTGTTAAATTAACTGTTCCTGCAATTGTAGCTCCATGTAGACGTAATTTACCTTTAATAACTGAACCAGAACCGTCAGTAAAGAATGTTTGTTGTGCACGACCTGTTATTGGTGGCGTTGCTGCTGGGTTAGCTGCAATAGCAGGAATAAACACTGAACCATTATTAAATGAATTACGCATTGAACCGATATCGGTTGGGCGAATCATTTCTCTAAGGCGACCAAGAATACCAGTAAAGTGAGTTGATGCTACTGGTGGTTGGCTAGTTACTGGATCATAAGGTGATGCGTAAACTAAACGAGCGGCGGCACTTAATAAATTTGTTTCTTTAGTAGATTCAGTGTATTGGTTTGTGCTTAAAATTAATCCGTTTGTGTTTTTATTAGTAGCTACTGGTAGATATTGGGAATAACTATACTGTAAATGTCCATTTGCATCTAAAGTTGTATTTTCTACGTTATAAAAATTACCACTTAAAATATTAGAAATGTTAAATCTTAGATATGCACTATCTCTATATTTGTCTGCAAAGGTGCTAGTTGTTTTAGCTAACTCGACCATCGCATTATTAATAATTTTTTCTAATTGTGCATTTTCAGCTTGCATTTCATTCAATTCTTTATAATAAGCGCTATACTTATCAATTAAAGCTTGAGATGCATTTGTTGGAATCGGTAAAATATTACCAGCATCATCCAATAAATCAACTGGAATTTGAATAGATCCACCCAATAATTGAGTATTTCTATTTGCTGTTCTATAATTTTGAACTGCATTTAAATAAATGGTAGCAGCTAATTTTGCATTAGAAACTACATTAGGTGTTGTTTTTGATTCCCAGATATTAGATGCTGTTTCTGTATCATCATCTAAATCGATATCTGCGCGGATAACGTAAGCGCGATTTCCCAATTTTAAAAATTGGTTTAATGCGAACAACCCATATTCATTTCTGCAATCGCCGTGCAAAGGTTGATCGTAAACATCGCGTTTAAAAATCGGAAATCCGTATGCCTCAATACTTTCACGTAATGAAGTAATTAACCGTGGGACGCCAGCTTCGATTGTTCCGTAGGCAACCGAGTTAGTGTTTGGTAAAAGTTTTCCGTATTTGGTGGCGATAAAAAAAAGTGGTACTGTAGATGCCGTTGATGGTAAGTAAATGGACTCATCACTAACAGTTACTTGTACCCCAGGGTTAAGTAATGCCATGTTTTAACTCCCAAAATATGTAATTTAGTATTTTGATATTTATTAGTAGGACATAAATATCAAATATGTATACAGCACACTTAGGAGTCATAAATGGCAACAATTATGGATATCGGTATTGATCCTACCAATATTGGTATGTATCAGCCGAAGCTTAAAAATAGATGGAAAGCGGTGTTTTTAAATCTAGGTGGTCCTAGAAGCACTGCTATTGGGTATGAGTCGATTTTATCTAATGCATTAGAAATGTTATCGTCTGAACCCAATGCAATTACAATGCAATGTACTAATTTTCAAAGACCGTCATTGCAGTTCCAAGAAGTAGAATTACACAGATATAACTCAGTTGCATATGTGGGTTCAAAACATTCATGGAATGAATGTACTATGACGTTAGAAGATGACGTTACCAGTAAAGCAGCTAGAAAATTACGCGAACAATTAGAACGTCAACAATATTTAATTGGTGATTCAGGCCAAATGAATATTTTAGGTGCTGGTTTAGGAACTGCTAATTTATTAGGCACTGCAGCAACTGCATCTGAATATAAATTCGCATGTACTGTTGCGATGTTAGATGGTGGTGTTAATGAATTAGAAAGATGGCATTTGCAAGGTTGCTGGTTTAAATCAGTTAACTGGGGTGATTTGGCTTATTCTGACGGTGAAAAAGTAACTATTGAAGTTACTATGCGTTTTGATCATGCAGTTCAAAGATTCCCAAATGTCGAATATGGTCATGCTTTGGGTGGTGCAGGAAATACCGAATAATTATGAGCGCATATAACGTATTTAATTCTTTTATTCAAGGGGCTATCGTTGGTGTAACTAATGCTGCGATTGGTAAAGTTATACATCGTAGTATACCCCGAGATGGTCAAAATTTATTAGCCGCTCTTGGTGTTAGACGTCCTTTATTAGGGGTTAAAGACCCAGTTGCTAATACTTTGATAACAGCAGGATTAAATTCGGCGATTCATATTATCGGTGCGATCAATTCAGGTTACCTTAATTCTAATAATTATGGTAATTATAATAGTTATAGTAGTAACGGAATTATGGGGCGCAACTTATCGTCGCAAAGCGGGTTATTAGCGTCCCATATTAACGGTTTAACTGATATGCAGGCTGGATTATTGGATAGATGGGAATATTTAACTCCCGGTTTATTCGATAGTTCAATCTCGCAACTTATTTTAAATGAAAGAGCTACCGGGACTATCGCTAATGCAGATGGTATTCCTAGTTTAACGAGAAGTCCATATGAAGAACATAATAATATCAGTACACTTACTGGTGATGATTATTATGCATTCGATATAGTTAATTTTTATCCTAAAGCGAAATATACTTACTTAGTTCATTTTACTTTTTATCAAGAATACCAACCATCATTAGAAGATTCGTTTACTTTTTTAATTAAAAAATTCGATAAACCAAAAATAACAATTAACCACGAAGAAGTTAATTTTTATAATTTTAAATCGCATATACCTAAAAATATTACATACTCTCCAGTATCTTTAGATATACATGATGATATTAGAAATGAATCATTAAACTTTTTGGTTTCTTACTTGCGAAGAGTAAGCCCAATATTTAATCATGAGAGTTCTAAATTATTTGAAACTAATGGTTTAGATTTTTCAAAGTCAACAGCATCGTATTCATTAGTAACTCAACAAAATAATGTTAATATTATAGAAAGTATTAAAGTTTATCATCTATATAATGCTAATAGAACTATGGATATCCACGTTTTCAATAATCCTAAAATTCAAGAAATTAATTTAGGTGATTTTGATATGGCTGATGGTACTAATGGTAGCAATATCGTATTAGAATTTGTTTATGATAATTATTTCTTAAATACGGGAATTGCACCAGAAGTACCAACTAATGTAATATCAGTTTCAGAATTAGCACCAAATCCACGGACCGAAGTTCTAACATCGAAAGGTGCTGAATTAACTGATGATTTAACTAACTTATTGAATGATGCGGGAGATCCATCATCTAAAACTAATGATGATCCGGCTACTTTATCTAAAGCTAAAAATGGTGATTCCATTATTAATCCTATACCGAGTAAATTACCTGAACAAATTAATTTAGGTTTAGAAAATCCTAAATTTGCTAATTCATTACAATTAAATCAAATAAGTCAAGATACAAAAACTCCTAAACTTAATGTAGCTAGTGCAATTAATTCATTAAATAAAGAACCATTAAAAACTCCAAATTCAATTACTGGTTATGATCAAAATACTAGTGCTGGGGCTCAGCGAATAACACCAAACTTCCAATCATACTTAGTTTAATTATGGCAAGGTTTACTCAGGGTTTATATACGCCGAATAATCCCGAAAAATATATAGGTGATATTGAAAAAATTAGATTTATGTCTTCTTGGGAATTATCTATGCATAAATTTTTAGATAATAATACCAAAATAGTAAGATGGAGTTCGGAAACTATCGCTATTAAATATATTAAACCAACCGATCAAAAAATTCATAGATATTTTCCAGATTATTACGTTGAATATATTAATACTCAAAATCAATTAAAAAGATGTATTATCGAAGTTAAACCCCACGCACAAACTAAAGTATCCAGAGCTAAAAAACCAAAAAATAAGTTATACGAAGATATTCAATATGCCGTAAATCAAGCAAAATGGCATGCATGCAAACATTTTTGCGATATGAATAACATCGAATTTAAGATTATTACCGAAAAACAAATGTTTCGAGTCTAATCAACGAGTTATCCCAAAATAAAATCAAAATTATACAATAATATAATATATAACCCTTTAATTTTGACGTATTTCATGTCCTTTTATATACGCCTAAAATATAGGTATATAAATATTTTTTATTTAAGACATGGACAATTTAATAGAACACCCATTTGAAGACTTATTCGATATAGAATCTGGAACTACTGTATTGCCTGAATTAGTAGAAGAAGAAGTAAAATTAACTAATTTTGATCTATTCGACGATAAAGATATTGAAATAGAGCAGCAATACGAAACAATTTACAATGCGGCTTTTGCTGCATTTACTAATCAATGTATGGCTGTAGAACGAGGCGCTGATCCAGGGCATACCCCTAGAAATATGGAAGTTGCTAATCAATTTTTAACTACTGCATTAAATGCAGTTAAAGAAAAAGCTGACTTAAAACATAAGAAAGAAAAAAATAGAGTCGTTAGTTCTAAAAATATAACTAATAATAATTTAATCATGGATAGAAAGGATATCTTAGATATGATTCAAAATGGAACACTAAAATGAGAAGAACCCAGCTTAAAATGCCGGGTGAGTTAAGTGAATATTCTGCGGAATCGGTTCAAAATTTAATTCAATGCGCAACGGACCCAATATTTTTCATATTAAATTTTTGTAAAATTACCCACCCGGCAAGAGGTATCGTTCCTTTTGAATTATATGAGTTCCAGCGAGAGATGGTGGAGTCATTCGCTTTTAATCATAATACTATTGTTTGTGCTAGTCGACAAGTAGGTAAATCACAAACATCATGTGCGTTCCTTTTATGGTATGCTATCTTTCATAAAAACAAAGAAATATTAATTGTATCTAATAAAGCAAAGAATGCTAAAGATATGGTTAATCGTATTGTGTTTATGTATGAAAATTTACCCAATTGGATAAAACCAGCTATTAATCCAACAAATTGGAATAAATTAGAAATTTCATTTGAAAATGGTAGTAGAATAGTATCAGAAAGTACGACTACGAATAGTGGTCGTGGTATGTCTATATCATTATTATTTTGTGATGAATTTGCTTTCATAAATCCAACTATAGCAGAAGAATTTTGGACTAGTATACGCCCCACATTATCAACTGGCGGTAAATCGATTATAGCTAGTACACCAAATGGCGATGATAATTTATATGCCGAATTATGGCGCGGTGCGTCAGCTGGAACTAACGCATTTAATGCATTATTTGTTCCTTGGGATTCAGTTCCCGGTAGAGATGACGAATTTAGAAAAAAAGAAATCGCGATTATCGGACCTGAAAAATTTGCCCAGGAATATGAATGTGAGTTTATTTCAAATGATCCATTACTATTTAGTTCTAGATACGTAATTACATATAAAACCGATCCATTACCAGAACCTGATGCTAGAGGTGTTGTTTGGTTCGATACTATAGACAGTAATAAAACTTATTTAATCGCCGTAGATCCAGCAACCGGTAGCGGTAGTGATTATACAGTCATTGTTTTATATAACTTCCCAGATCTACAGCAAATTGCCGAGTTTAGAAGCAATGTAATGTCATCACCCCTTGCTTATAATATTATTAAGTATATGCTTAAATTATTACAATCAAAAGGAGTTGAAAATGTTTACTGGAGCTTAGAAAATAATGGCGTAGGTGAAGGGATGTTAAGTCTACAATCAATTGATGAAAATCCAGTCGAAATCGGCGAATTACTTTCAGATAAAGGAAAACGGAGATTAGGATTTAATACCGGTAAAAATAAACTTACTTTATGTATCACTTTTAAACAGATGTTCGAATCCGGTCGCATTAAAATCAAATCTAAAAATACAATAAACGAGATGAAAAACTTTGTTCGTAAAAATGGATCATATTCCGCTAGGTCTGGGTCTACTGATGATACAATATCAGCTCATCTTATATTAATGCGCATGTTAGATGAATTAGTTCGATATGAAGATGATGCATATGCACTAATGTATGAATCCGACTTCATCAATGAATTTAATGATGATACAAATTATATCGAACCTACACCAATAGTAACTAGTTCCGGTGATAGTGAAATGGACGTTTGGAGTTGGTACGAAAATCATCGATAATACTTTAGTATTATAGTATAATACCCCATTTACTATGGGGTATTATCATGCAAATTAAAAAATCAGCGGTAAATGCAAGTAGTGGAATTATTAATATAACTGAACTCTTTGATATTAGTAAAGATTCATCGAAATATATAGTTTTAAATTTATATAATGATATGAATTATTTTAATACGGTTAAATCTGGGGCTGAAATTATAGCTGGTTCTTCTACTATAAAACCCTCGTATTTTTATCCCGGAACTGAAAGTACTAGTGTTATTTTTACGTATAAAAATGGAATTTATACTAATAGTAAATACGGGAAATTAACCGATATTAAAATAGCTAACACCACAACCAATAATAACGTCGCAGTCGTCTCATTAAGCGCAGTAAATTATATAGATCCGACATTTACTTCATTAGTCGATATGCCTAGTGTTTATTTAAATGATATACGAGGAACTGAAGTAACTGCTTCTATCATCAATCAATCGAATGTAACTAATGCTAGTTCATTAATCGATATCGCTAAATCATTCGTCGGTAAAGTCTGGAGTATGGGTGGTTATTGGACTTTATTAAATACTATCGCATCATTATACGGATCATCATTACCAATTAGTAGTATTGGATATACTACAACGCCGGAAAGTAACGATAAATGGATTTTAAAATATAATGGTATTAAACCGGTTGGTGATTGGAAATCATTAATTAGCCCAGGTGATATTATTTTTATGAGTAATACTAATGATTATGGGGGTGGGGCTATTTGCGTTTCCGGTAAAGGGCCTAATGCTATGGTAATCGATAACGTTATTACTAAAAATAACATTATCGATAGTAATTATATTAAAATAGCAGAACCTCATTTATTTAGTTCTGAGGATATCTATAATTCACCTAGTAATCGAGTGTTTATATATTCATATAATGGCAGTTTAACTAAAACACCAGTTATAACAAAAACCGTAGTTCAACCTAAAGTTGTAATGACCGATACACCAAATATTAATTATACCATACCGGGAAAAAATGGGGATATAACTGTATCACCAGTCCCAGATAAAGTATTCGGTCCAGGCCAACATATTACATCATTAGGTCAAATGACTTTATTTTATCCGAGTAAAAACGGAATTATTATTTCTGGATATAAAGAAGATCAAGTTACGGTATCCATTTCGAATTTACCTGATTGGGCTAAAGGAATTGGGTTAACTCCAATGAAAGATGGTGTTTATAAAATTGCAGTAACTGGGACTTTAAAAGATTTATCAGTAACTGATTATATAAATTTAATAGTGGATACTAAGTTATTAGTCGATATTAAAGATATGTCATGGAAAGCAGGTTATCAGAGTACTTTAAGTATAAATAAAGGATCTACGGATAAGTATTATGTGGTTTGTAATAACAAAGAAGATATATCTTGGATGAAAATAGACCAAGTTAAAGGCGAAATTAGCGGAGTCCCACCTTTGAGTGAATGGGGGGCTGATTTAAATTTAACGGTATATCAACAAGCAAATTATTATGCTCCACGATATAATGTGGATGATTTTACAATACATATTACAAATCCGATAAATCTAATAGGAGCTCCGACGGGCGGTTCATATTTTTCTTTTTGAGATTTTTAAATGACCAGTTCTACATTATACGTAAACTTTTCGAATAACGCATTAGATAGAAAAGCAACAATTCCATTAGCACCAAATTCGGTTGATACGACATCAACATCATTGCGGTTACATGGTAGAGGTTCGCCTAATTACGGATCTGACTTATGGACTAATATGATCAAAATTATGGAAAACTTCTGTTCTCCTGATGATCCAATTTATCCAACTGAAGGTCAATTATGGTATAATGCCGGCACTAAACAATTAAGCATTTATACTCGCAATTCAGATAATGCTTATTTTTGGGATGCATTAGCGTACGATAATAAACCTATAACAATCCCACCGGATTTAATAAAAGGGTTTATTAAAGATAATGGAACTATTCCGATGGTCGCCCCATTAATCTTAGAATTAGAAACTTACGATAAGAATGATTTACCGTTAATTACGACGCAGACTCAATTAACGCATGCAACCTCTAGAAAATACGTCGATCGCAAAATTTCAAAATTAGAATCATCGATAATAACATTAGATAATTTAAAAGATAAATTATTGTTATTAACTGACCTCCCATTCTTATATAAAACATCCGGTAGTGCTGATGATCAGCGTACTATGAGTAATGTTCTGATATTGGTTGATGAATTTAATAGTAGTGGTAATTTATTAACGCCGACTAGTAGAGCTAATCGATTAAATGCATCATCTAGAGCTTATGTTGATTATCAAGTTAGTGAATTAAAAAATTATGTCGATAAAAAACCGGCCGCTGCAACGCCGAATAATACGGGTTTATCTGAAGCTGATTTAGCTGCAGCTTTAGCAAAATTAACTGGAGCTAATAATCCATTTATTAAGAAACGAAGCTCTGCCGTAGTTGATCGAACAATGATCGACCAATTAATTTTACCGACATATAGTTTACCGTTAAGTAGTAAAGATAATGAATTAGAAGCAGCATCTCGCAAATACGTAGACGATTCAATTGCTTCAAAAACTACAGCTGCTACGAAAGCACCAAATGTTAGTCAGTGGTATATAGAATATCCAAATGGAATGGTTACTATCTACGGAGAATTAACCGAAGCTGATTCTACCACATTTATAGAAAATTCATGGGGAGCAAAATCCGGTCTTCCTGCATTGGGTATGAAACGATATTTTAGAAAATGGAATATATCATTACCATTCGATCTACACCCGAATTATATTATTAAATCCGATGTAATTACTAATACCTCCCCCGAAATTAACAAGTATGCAAAACAAACTTATGACCCATTACAAGGCGATTGGGGTAGTGGGTATAAAGTTACCAATCACGGCGTAGGGGATCAGTGGCAAGTGGATGGTGTAGTTCAACCAACTAATATGACAAAAAATTCATTATCACTTCGATTCGTTTATAAAACGTATGTTAAAATAGTCGACGCGGTTACGACAGAAACAATTATTCAATACCCAGTTACTTACACAATCACCGGAATTAAAGCATAAAGGATATTAACGAATGGCAACAGATCATTTATATACCGTTACTTATAGTGACACAAATACAGGTAAATCGCCGTTTACTATACGCTACGGTGAGTTTAATAACGAAAATACATCTCTTACTCTATATGGATATGGTGCTAAAGATTATGGTTTGGGTTTAACTGAAAACTTTGTTAAATTATTAGAAAATTTTTGTTCTTATCAAGATCCATCGCATGCAACTGAAGGCCAGTTGTGGTATAACCCGAGAAATAAACAATTATCATTATACGTTAAAAAAACAAAACCAGATGGTTCGGCTAATGGTTATAAATGGACTGCTATAACACCAGTTATTGGATTTGATGGTAATATACAAGCAGTTGATCCAAACGATGCTGCTGCTAATGTTACTAATGCAGTTTTTACTAATACATTAAAAGATTATTTGCATAAATCGGGTAGGTTTAACGATTCGGCTGGTAATTCACAGCCATTCACTATGACCGGTAATCTTATATTATTAGATGATTCAACTTGGTATAATCAAGATGGTTCTATATCAACAACCAATACTGATCCAAATCTTGGTTTATATGCCACTCCAAAAAAATACGTCGATCTTAAAGTAAAAACTGAAATTGATAATCAATTAAAACTTGTTGATTTATCACAAACTCAATCTGCAATATTAGCGGCGTTGAAAAATATGACGGAGTTACCTTTTATCTTTAATGATAATAAAGATCCGTCAAAAAGAACAATGAAAAAAGGTAATGAATTGTTTTTAAGAGACCAATCGGATCTTAAATCAGTTTCGGATAATGAAGCAGTCTCGAAATCATACGTCGTTGCAGCTATATCATCTGCAAATTCAAATCCATTAGATAAATTATCATCGACTCAAAAAACACTAGATGCATTAATCGAATTAGCTAAAGGTGATACCGCTCCATTTATTAAAAAATCGGGCGATAAAATGAATACCGATGCGGTTTTGCAACTGAGAGATCAGAAAGGTAAAACTTTAGTCGCAAATGAAGCTATTACTCATGAATATCTAGAAGAGCGTTTAGCTGGAGCTATCGCACCACCAACGGTTTCAGGAACTGGACTTAGTAGTGTTTCTTATACGAAAATGGAAGACGGAACGTTAATGGTTTACGGAACCGTTCGAAATTTTGATTATGGTAGTTATGACGATAAAATTACTGAAATTATGACTTGTGAGCCTGTTTCTTGGGCTAATATATCAGGATGTCCCCCATTTATCAATAACGATTTCGCGGTTCAATTAACAGATAATAATCAAGATTTTTCAGTTGCTGGAGTTTTATATAAATCGGCATTTTGGCGTTTCCGTGGTGGTTGTTGGGGCGGAAATACGAAATATTTAGGTTACCCGAATTGGAATGGTGCTTGGTATAATTCGAGAACAACCTCCGGATCTAAAGATCTTAGTAATGTTTGGTCCTCAGCACAAAGAGCGGCAGTATCAAAACATGCTCACGATGCAACTAACGGTAATGGTAACGGCAAAACAATGAATCCATCATTCTACGTATTCCCAATAGTTTATCAATCCCACGCTAAAACAACAACTAGTTTCCATATCGGTGGATGGAGTTATCGCCCATTAGCGTGGGATTATGTTCGCAATATGGTTTCTTGTAATTTTACCGCGATTGGGCGCTGGAAATAATGAATTATACAATTAATTTTTCAGATCCAAGTAAAGCAGATAGTATTACTGTAAGTAGTAATACTATCGATACATCAACCCCTCTGCAATTAATTGGATACGAAACTACTGAGTATGGCGACGAATATTGGACTAATATTTTACGCATAATGGAACATTTTAGTTCCAAAACAGCACCTAGTAATGCATTGATAGGACAGATGTGGTATCGATCATCTGATAGTTCCGTTTTAATTTACCAAGCACCAAATGAATGGATTGATTTATCGAATGATAATATTATAGATACCACAAATTATATTTCTACCTATACATCAAATACAGTAACTAATTTAAAATTAGCTGATGATGAATCGGGTGATACTGTTTATTCCGGCGAAACTAAAAATAGTAATCATGCGGCAACGAAACAATTTGCAGATAATTATAAATCATGTGGTATTAAAAACGTTACATTTAGTGATTCCGATATAACTTACTCTTATACACTATATCCAAATAAGTTCGTTGTTATGAATGGAGTTAATACTAGTTCAGGTTATAAAGTAATGTTACCATTTACTATGAAAGATAATGATTATGCAGTAGTCTGTACCAATACTGATAAAACTATGCATTATTCAATTACTAATAAAGCGCCCGATACCTTCACCCCAAATGGAAATAATTGGTTATTAGTAGGATATACATTATGAATTATACAGTAACTCATGCAAATGGCGATAATTTAATAGTCTACGCCAATTCATTAAATGATGCAACTTCGATTACCATGATCGGTCAAGGTTATACCGATTATGGTCAAATATTTTGGGGTAATTTCGTTCATATTTTAGAAAATTTTAGTAGTCCGCATGCACCACCTAGACCAATAACTGGCCAAATATGGTATGATAATTATAATAAATTAGTTAAAGTTTATAATGGAACTAATTGGGATGCAATTAACGGCCCAGCTACGGATATGTCTAGTTATTCGACTATTAATAACTCGCAAATGACTGGTCCATTAGAGTTAACCGTAATACCGACAACTGATAATTCGGTCGTAACTAGAGAATATATTGAATTAAAAAAATTCACGTTTAAAGAAGAAACTAATGATTATGTTTTATTCGATAATAATTATGTGATTATAAACTTAATGATTTATCCGAATAATCGAGTCGTTACATTACCTAAAGTTATGGCAGATACTAATTATTCAGTATTGGTTACTTTACACGGCGAAGGTGGTATTCATACAAATACTCATAGTAAAACAACGACTGGTTTTACAGTAGCTAGTAATTCGACTACTGGTACTATATCTTGCATAGTAATGGGATTCGCAAAATGACATTAAAAATTGAATTTGCTAACAGATCAAAAGCACCAATTTACGTAAAAGATTATGAATATAATAATTTAACATCAATCAATTTAGTTGGAAGATACGTAGAAAATTACGGTGAAATAGTTTGGACTGACGTCTTACGCATATTAGAAAATTGGGCTAATGAAGTTCCGCCATTAAGACCAACCGAAGGTCAATTTTGGTATGATACTTCAAATAAACAATTAAAAGTAAATATCTCTAGACAATTAGGTCAGGGTGATTGGGTTAATGTCGGAACTAAAGAACAAACGGTACCAACCGGAGTTTTAAAATTAAGTGGCGGCCTATTAAATAATGAATTGTTTATTACTAATGATATAGTAGCAGAAAATGACCCGGCTACGAAATCGTATGTAGATGCGAACTGTGTAGTTAAATTAAAATCAGATAATTCAAAATATCAATATAATATATTAAGTTTTTGTAATTATGCAACCATTAATGGTAATATACCACAAAGTAAGTTATCAACTGGTGCATACAAAGTTACATTACCTATTGTTATGAAAGATGATAATTATTCGGTAATATTATCTCCATCGACAACAACACCAAATGGTTTAATTCCAACTAATGCACCATTAGGTCATCATTTTTTTATAAGTAATAAAACAATTAATGAATTTACTATTGGTGTAGATACTTCTTTACCAGTAAATTGCGAAATTGATTTTACAGTTATTGGTTATGCGGCTTAGGATTTGGATTATCTAGACCATGATAAATATTTGATATTTTATTTTTAAGTGAATTCGACATATGGCATATACAATAAAATTTACTGATCACGCATCTGACGTAGGTAAAACTTCATTTACTATCGATCCTAATACTACGGATGGTCCTGGCGGCGATACTACCCATACCTCATTAACACTGTATGGAAGAGGTTATTCTAATTACGGTGAAGGATTATGGACTAATTTGGTTCATATGCTCGAACATTTCTGCGGTCCAGATAAACCACCCCAACCGACCGTCGGTCAAATATGGTATGATAGTGCAGCAGACGTATTACATGTTTATAAAAATTTTATCGATGATACTTCGCACAATGAGACTAAAGATTGGGTTGCATTATGTGATACTAAAAGTATTAAAAATAGTTTATCACTTTATTTAAAAACTGGCGATTTATTAACTGAATTAGGCAATATCAGCACCCCAGATAAATTATTCGGCGTTAATGATTTTACCCGCGGATTACATTTATTTTTAGATGGTGGATATTTACCAATAACGGGCGGCACATTAACCGGTAACTTAATTTTACCAGTAGATGAAACCTTAGATGATTATCAAGCGATTTATTATAAATTCTTAAAAGATAATTATTTAACTAAAGCTGATTTTGATGATGCATTATCTCGTTTATTGATGCCACCAGCTACTGCATTAAATATTGGGTTTGAAGGTAGTTTATTCGGTACTGGTTTAGACGTAGTTAAAAACACTGAATTGCTTGGTTATGATGTCGAGGAATGGGGTATCGGTATTGATATGACGAACCCAGCTGCACCTCCTGCATCGACGGGTGGTGGTTTAGGTAGTAATATTAATAACAACAGTACGGATCCAGCTAGTTCAATTTATTTGCAATTGAAAGTTCCGTCCGATGCTAAACGATCTACATTAACTGGTGGATTAAAATTAGATGGTTCACTTACATTATTGAATAATAGTACTATTCAATTAGTAGAAGATGGTTCGAATATTGATGATCCATTAACTAGTTTAGTTAATGGTGCTAATACCATCGACCCAGCTAAAGCATATCAAGCAGCTACTAAAAAATATGTTTATGATAGAACGACCCCAAATTACGTAGCTGGAAAACTTAAAGGTAATGTATTCTTCGTAGATGCAGTTCAAACCGCTATAGCAAGTTCATTACAAACCATAACTGATTCGATAGCTACATTGAGAAATTCATTAGCTGGTATGATTGGTGTAGGTCAAACTTGGCAAGATATGAAGGCATCGAGAGTATCAGGAACTACATATACTAATAATACTGGAAAACCGATACAAATAATAGTTACTCTTGCTGATACTATGGGTAGGTCGACTGTTGAAGTAATAGTTGGTGGTCTTGTTATTATCCCGGCAGTAGATTATGATATCGCTTCTGGATCAGCAACTTTTTGCGTCCAGATTATAATTCCAAATAATACGGATTATAAAATAACTCATACTGGCTCTAGTGCCGGTTCAATCCATTCGTGGTTCGAATTAAGATAATATAAAATTATATAATACATCATTATAATTATAATGATGTATTATAATTACATTTTAAACGTATCGAACTGTTTTATATCGTTTTATAATATCTTTAACTAATTCAGCAAATTCCGGATATACTGGATGTATTTGTCTAATACTTTCGTATGTAGTCCAAGCATTATATAACGCATTACCATCTATCGGCGATATACGGACGCTTAATTTGCGCATAATCGAATCCGCCGCTTGAAATTCGGATTTTAATACAAGTTCATAAAACTGATCAACCATATCGCCTAAATAAACGACTGGCGGTAATGATTGTTCGACTTCTGCTTCTGCATAATTAATAATCGGAAAAGTTCCATCAACTGTACCACACCATATACAATACGATATACTAAAAATAGAACCATCGTATTTAAATCCTAATATATCAGCTGGTGCTTTAGGCCAAGCTCCCCGAACTTCAATATTATCATCACATTTTGTAAAAACAGTAATTAATTGATTTTGACATTTTTTACAAGTCATATAATCTCCATAAAAATGCCCTCATATGAGGGCATTTATTTTATAAGTAAATCCGTTCTTGCCAATCATGATCGGATTGGCAATCAACACATAAATCACAATTTTTATGTATCGATAGAACTATTCGCTGTCTCGCTAGTGGAATTATATCACCACAGCTGTCACATTCTTTATTTGGGTCTAATCGTAATTCGATATTACCTTTCGGTGATCGATTACCTAATATTTTTTGAATCGCAAAATTACGTTCGGCTTCTTCCACTGCCGATGCAATATCGCATTCATCCATTACCTCATTATTCATATTAATTCCTTTTAAAAATAATATGGGTTATGCGTATTATTAAATGAATCCACTCTAAAATAATGTATCTCCCTTAATTGATATATTACGTTATTATCTATCATCTCCGAATCATCGAATTTAGTAGAGCTGATATTGCAGTATATATCCTGATATAATGGAGATATTGCATTTCTAAACATATACAATTTATTATTTTTAATGCATACGCAAGCAAATGATCCTTCGATATCGGATAATTTATTAAAATCTTCTGATATGTATTCGCCTAATAATTGCGTATCCCATTGATGTTTACTATTTATAATCTCATTTATTCGTTGTACTTCTTGTGTTTTAATAATACCATTATGCAGTAATTTAATGGTATTATTTACATATGGATGTATGCGATCGAATGATTTTACTAACCCACCAGTAGGTGCTTGACAATGTCCTAAGATATAATCATCAGTTTGAACATTATCTAATAATTTAAGATTAAAATCCCCGAATCCCTTAAAAGTTAAAGTAGTTCCTTCTGG